AGATGTTCGGGCGTACAGTGCCGATCCCCCACGCAGTCCGGCCGGTGCTGGAGGCTGTGACGAACTTCTCGTTCCGGACCATGCGCCCCATCGAGGGGATCTACCAGAAGGGACTGGAGCCCAGCGAGCGTACCGTCGCCACGACGTCCGAATTCGCCAAGGCAGTGGCCCAGCATACCAAGGACACTGTGGGGGTGGATGTGTCTCCGATCATGATCGACCATGTGTTCAACGGGTACCTCGGTACGACGGCTGCGATCACGGTGGCAGTGGGGGACGCAGTGGTGAACCCCGACAAGACCGACCGTCCGCTCCACAAGATGGTGGGGTTGAGCGCTTTCACCTACGACCCGGTGGGCACCCGGCACATCTCCGAGTTCTACGACCTGCGCGAGAAGGTGGTGCAGACACACAACACGTTCGAAGACATGAAGAAGTCGAACCCGGAGCGGGCTGAAGCATACGCGGAGAAGAACAAGGAGAAGCTGGCGTTCTACTGGGCGGTCAACGGAGCGCTGGAGCGGTTGCAGAGTCTGCGAGCAGCCAAGAGCTGGCTGGACACTCCCGATGCGGCCAAGGAGTACGACTCGGCTACGAGGCTGGACATGAAAGAAGGGGTCCGCGCGGAAGAGAAGGAAGTGGCGGGCATCATCACCCAGTTCAAGCGCGAGGCCGGACTCTAGGCAATCCGCCAGACACGCACACCGTAGTACCCGAACTCGCAGCGGGGGTGTGCTTTTAGTACGATGTTAAAATGCTTCGCGTGCTCCCGCACAGCCGCCCGGACTTCAGCGGCTGATGCGGTGGTCTTCAGGAAGAACGAGCCGCCCGGGTGCAGCTCTTCCCACACGATGTAGTACGGGACTCCGTACAGGTAGACGAACCTGAACTCGTCAGGTATCAGACTCCGAGGTTCCTCCGGCGCCCGATACAAATACCTCGGGGGCAAGTCCCACTGCTTGTCCGTCGACGCAGTACGCTCGTACGCCCGTCGCGTCATAGCTTCCCATAGCTCCTGCGCTGATCCGCTTCGTCGTGGTGGCGCCGCCATCCCTCAGTACTCCTGCTGCGGCCAGTGACTTGACCGCTTGTTTGAAGTCAACCTGACGCGACACGAAGAAGTCGCGCAGGGCCGTCGCCGGGATCCACAACGAGTGGTTCACCGGCTCATACCGCAGACGCAAGGGGCCTCTCGGCAACTGAATGGGTGCACTCGGTAGCTGCCCCGGGATCGTCGGGTTGATGATGAGCGTGTTGCTCAGGTTGTCGTTGATGTAAGTCGTCAGCGTCTCTTGGGCCACCATGCTCGTGTCCGACACGGGGGCCAGCACTTCCCTGCGGATGCCAGTGAACAGGCTGATCGCGTAGGCGTAGATCGCCTTGGTATCGAAAGTCAGCAGCCCGAGGTGCCGGCAAATGCGTTCCGCTACGACGTAGCAGGCCATGACGTTGGAGTAGAACCGGTCCGACTGGTCGTTCCCGAGGTCACGGTCGAGCTTCTGGCGTGCCTTGAGTAGCGCCTGCTTCACCTGCTCCATGTTCTGCAACACGAACTGGATGAACAACGGCCCCGCCACCCCGTAGTTCTCGGCGAGCAGCGAGAAGACCTCGTCTGATTCCGCCTTGGAGACCGCTGACCCGCGGTCGATGTTGATCTCGATCAGGCGGCGCAGTTCGCCTTCCGGGGTGTTCTTGTTCCGGATCAGCTTGTCGTACAGCGACGAGTTGCTGGAGGTAAATGCCATCGTGTTCCACGACGTCGTGTTGACCCGCAGTCGGTTGGTCTGGGCCTCCATCCGGTTCTTGCCCTTGCCGTGCGGCACGGAGTAGACGAACTCGGAGACCTCCTCATCCTTCATGTTGGTCACCTCGTCCATCGTGACCGCGATGTTGTTCATCATCCCCATGACTTGCATCTTGGAGTTGAGGGTGTCTTCTTTCTTAAGCAACAGGTCCGCCGGGTGCCCGTAGATGGAGTTGATAGCCATCTGGAGTGTGGTCTTGCCCGTGCCGGACCGGTTCGACATGAAGTTGATCGTCGCTCCGCGCACCTCCATCCCGCCTATCAAGCGCAGCAGGGGCGCCCCGAACCCCAGCAACAGGCCGAGCGCGTGCCCTTCCATGCCGGGGTGGTTGTAGAAGTTCGCCACCTTCTTCCACTCGTCGAGACTACCCATTGGCTGGAGTTTCGGGGCCAGCGCACGGATGGTACTGCCGGCCGGGGCCAAGCGCGTTCCGGTCGCAGTGTACTCAAGTTCACCAACCACGAACCCGGTGAGGTCAGGCGTCCAGCCCATCTGGTGCCGGGTCCGATCTGCGGCGAACGCTTGCTGCAACTGCCTGATAGACGACGCCAAGTACGCCATGATGTTTTCCATTTCCTTCGTGAGACAGGCGACACCGTGCTTCAGCAGCAGGTCGCGCATCTTTTCCTTGACCAGCAACACGCTGACCGGTGCCGTGAACCTGCGAATGCCGTCGTGCGGTGTATGCACGTTCACCCCCACCAGCTCACCCTCGCCTCCGCCGGCTTCGTCTGTGTCGTAGAACCGGGACGTGAGGTACAGGTCGTTCTCGTAGACCACGACTTCCTCGACGTTGCCGTCCTTGTCCTTCACCTTCCGGAACACCCCACCATCCTTACCACGGAAGTAGGGCCACGGGTAGGTCGGGATGTTGATCTGCACGAACTGGGGCGCGCGGCCCTCGATATTGTCTGGGTCGAGCTGCTGTTCTACAACGTAGACGCCATCAGTCTCTGGCGCTGCCTCGACCTTGCGGCCCAGCACGATCGGGCTGGTGATGCGCAGTGCGCACTTCTCGCAGTCCGTCGGGAAGTTGTCCTTGTACCACTGGCAGGTGTGCGGGCCGGCAGTGTCCCTCGCCTTCGCGATGGTCTTCTCCGGGCTGTACCCCGGGTGGCCTTCCGACATCTTGTGGATGGCCGTCGACCCATCCTCGCATCGCCACGCGATCGACAGCGCGGCACGCCACAACGGCTCTTCCAGTGTCTCGGCCTCCTTCAGGGCCTTCGCAATCTGCGCACAGCCATGCCCGGTCAGGCTCTTCTTGGCAATGCGCGCGAACGACGTGGCGGGGTAATCCCCTCGTGCCAACGACTTTGTGAATGAGTCTCCGCCCGCCTCGCGCACTGAACTGAGGTCCACCCCATCGAGCGCGTCGGGTTGGGGCAGGAGTTTGGCAAACTCACTCAGCGGTGTGGGTACACCTTCGGCGAACAGAATGACTGGGAGCTTCGGATCCTTCTTGCAGTTGAACGTACCCGGTATGCGCAAGAGCCGCACGCAGTCCGCGGTCGCCACTGGGTCGATCTGGAATCCGCTCGTCAGACAGAGCTTCTTGAACGCCAGCGCCAGCGGGCGCCACACGTCCCGTGCCATGACCTCCACGATGGGCCAGTACACATGCAAACCGTTACCGGAGTCCACGATATAGGGGGCTGAAAGCCCGGTCTTGTCGGTGAATTCCCGCAGGGCGGTAGCGCCGGCCGCCTTATCGATGTAGGGCTTGCCCGGTCCGCAGTCCACGTCAGCGAAGAAGCATCGAAGGCTGTCCGCGTCGGCGGCTTGCCTGTGCGTGGACCCGGCATGCAGCTTGGAGAGATTGAAGTACGCATCGCGGCCGGACTCGGCTACGGTAGTGCCAGCAGCAAGGATCGCTTCCGGTGAGTCGACGATTTTCGTCCTGACCCCGCCGCCGGCCACGATGCCCGCCACCAAATAGGGACCCCCCGGAGGCAGGATAGCCTCAAGAAAAGATACGCTCACGCTGCCTCACGGTAGGTACGGGTAGGAGGGGGTGGGGCAGCGGCCCGTGTTCCGCTTTGTCGGGAGGAGATCAGCCCTCCCCTAGCCCCGCCGTGGACTATAGTTTAGCCCGGTGGTACTCCGCAATGGCTTCGTTGATCTTGGCCACGTTCTTGGGAGACGGAGTCACCACCCCGAAGAACCACTCGTAGACCGCCTGCCGGGACACTCCGAGCTTCTCCGACAGGGTGCGAACGGACACATTGTTCTGCACCGCCAGCACCCCGAGCTCGACCCACGGCTTGGACTGGTCACCTGCAACCAGTGCCTGTACCAGCTCGTACGAGTACCCCTTGGACTTAATCTTCGTCATCGCTCGTCCAGCTGGAGATGATGGCATCCGCACTCTTGGCTACCGTCGGGGTTTCGGACTTCTTGGCGTCCCGCTTGACCGTCGGTTCCGGGTCCTCGACCAAGGTCGGTTCCTTGAACGCCGCGGGGGCGGCAGTAACCTTGCCGTCATCATCCTTCAGAACGTACTTCGTGTCGATGGCGGCCTTGGCCTCAGCGGACTCCCCTTGCGAGCGGGAGATGGCGATCTCCTCACGCGACAGCGGGCGCGCGGCGCGGAACTTCAGCACCGGGACAGCTTCGCTGGTGTCGAATCGGGCTTCGGTGACGACACTGGACATCGGCACGTCGTGCCCTGCGAGGAAGCGAGCGTAGGCTTGGAAGCCCATCTTCTCCCCTTCAGGCTTGCCGAAGAACGACGTGGCCGGCAGTTGCAGCCGGTACACGTTGCCGGTGAGGTCACCTTCCAGCGCCACTGCGATGCGCTGGTTGAACCGGCACGCACGGGATCCGTTCTTGCCCGAGCCCGCGATGTTCTGCGGGCAGGTGGCACACGAGGCGCCCTGCGGGGCCTTGACCGACGGGTCCGGCTTCTTGGTGTCGGTGGAGTAGCACACCGGAGCAGCAGCTTCGCCTTCGACGTAGTCACCAGCGTAGTACACCCGAGACAGCGAGGGCGCCGCGTTGACCACCACGAAGTTCATGGCGCGGTCTTCGTTCTTGGAGACCTCTTCGCCGCCGACGACCATGCGCCACACGCCCCCCTTGATGGAGATCGTGCGCCCGGTGCCGCCACCGGCCAACCGCTTGGTCATCTCATCCGCACCTTCGCGGAGGTAGTCGGGGAGCACTGCGCCAGATTTGAACAGAGAAATTTCGTTAGCCATTTCGATTCCTTGGGTTGGGTTACTTCGATGCGCGACGGACGGTGATGTCGTACTTGGCGTCCGCGTTCAAGCCCGGCGGGAGAAGCTCCGGGTGTTCCTGCAAGAACGTCTTGATGTTGGTCTGATGCAGACGCTGCTCCAGAAGGTCGAGGGCGTCGTGTTCCTTGATGAACGCGTGCATGGAGTCCCAGTCGCTCGTCCAGTACCGCGTCTTCACTGTACGGGTGAACGTCCCGTACGCCGTCTTGCCCCCACTCTGCCCGGTCTCTTCGCAGATGCGAAGCAGGGCGTCCTTCACGATGTCCATCTCGTCGGTCAACCCCTTGATGCGGGTCTCCATCTCCTTGACCATCGCTTCCTTGGCGTCGCGCATCTTCACATACACCTGCACGAGCTGGTCAGCCTTGCTTGTTTCCGTGTTCATCCTTCCTCCTTGGTAGGTACAGCTAGTTTACTATGTCCACTGACCAAGTCAAGCTATTTCCTGTTTGTACAGGTCCACCAAACCTTGGTGCATGTCCACCTTGCCGTCGAGCATCGCGTACATCCGCCGCTCGACTGGGCTCCCTTGCAGCCTCACCACCGTGACGTTGTTCTTCTGCCCCGCCCGGTGGGCCCGTGCATTACCTTGCAGGTACAGCTCTGCTGACGGCGTCGGCCCCCACCACACCACAGTGTCCGCTTTAGTCAACGTAATGCCGTGCGCAGCCGCCTGAGGTATCAGGAGTATAACCCGCATCGTTTCTGTAGTCTGAAACGCCTTGATAAGCTCCGCCCTGACCCCCGCCGGAGTTCCGCCGTGGATCGCCCCGACCGCAGGATGCCCCAGCTTCGCACTCAGTTCTGTCTGCAACCTTTCAAGCGAATGGCGGAACGGCACGAACACGATGCTCTTGTGTTCAGTACCCTCAATGACGTCCATCAGCTCGTCGATGCGGTTCGAGATGTCGAATTCGACGACTTCACGTTCGGTCGTGTAGGCTACTCCCTGCGAAATCTGAAGCAATTTGTTGATAACCCCAGCCGCATTCACCGCGGTAATCTCCGCACCAGCGGCCTGCGCCGCCATGTCGTCCTTGATGAGTTTGTAGTACTTCTCCTGCTGCTTGGTCAGCGGCACGTCGCGAGTCGTGTACAGCATGTCCGGGAGGTCGAGACATTCCTCCTTCGTGAACCGGATGGCAGGCTGCAACGCTGCGTGAACGGTCTCCTGTGCATTGAACTTCGGTACCCACTTGAACTGCGTGAGCTGGGTCATGACCTTGTTGCGCCACGCTGTAGCAGACCGGGGCACCGCGTCGGGGTTCACCAGCTTGGCCAGCCCGTACGCATCGAGGGGGGATTGGGAGGCGGGGGTGCCGGTCATGAGCCACAAACGTGTAGAGGGTTTGAGCAAGCTAGAGAGCGCCTTCCAACGGTCAGTCTGAGGGTTCTTAATCGCTGTCGCTTCATCAACGATAACGAGGTCAAACCCACCAGCCTCAAGCTCGTCGCGCACTACCTTTACGCCATCGAAGTTGATGATGACGAAGTCGTAGTTGTCGTTGACGATCTTGGTACGCTTGTCCGCGCTGCCGTATGCCACCGCGCAAGTGCGATGCATAGCAGTGTTGAACACGTCCGCTTGCCACGCAGAGAACATGATGGATAGCGGGCAGATGACCAGCACACGCTTCACCTTGCCGATGCTCATCAGATAGTCCGCTGCCCAAATGGCAGCGCTCGTCTTACCCGTGCCAGCCTCGTTGAAGCAGAACGCACGGTCACGCAGCGACAGGAACGACGCTGTAGTCTTCTGATGCTCGAAGGGCTTGTAGATACCGGGCCAGTTGTAGTCGCGCATCATGGGCGACGGGATGGCGGGGATCTTGGGATTCGGCTGGAACGTATCCAACGAACGTGCGAGAAAAGATGTCTCATCGAAGTCCCAGCATACCAACAGGTCGTCACCGACTTGCTCTGTACGCTCGTACTTGGTCGTCACATCATTCGCTACTGTCGGGGGCACATACAACTGAAGCGCGGCGTTGTCGATGATTTGCATGACTATCCTTTACTGAAGAAGGTGACCCTTAACGGGGGTCAGGCGGTCTGCACAGGGACAGGAGGCAACAGATGGTGCTTATTCCCCTTGCAGACTGGCATGGTTAGGGAGAGATGAAGCCCCCTTGACGGTTGTTACGCGGAGTCCATGTTAAAAGGAGTCCACCGTCGCGCCCACTCATGCCGTACAGCGCTAGACCTTTATCTTACGTTTTCCTTTTGGAATGTCAAGC